CCTCCGACACCTTTTCGAGCTGAAGCGGGAACAGGGAGGCACGCAACAGGGCAAGATTTGCCGTGTATCGGCCGAAATCGTCCACCCGATTGATGAGACGACGAAAAAACACCTCGCCTTGCCAAGAGAGGCCGTTGACCCGCTCGGATTCGATGGCGGATTCGCGGACGTAGCGGTTAGGCATAACTGAATGGGAAACAAAACACCCCGTCCGCCTTGGGGTGGAAATGCACGCAAACAGCAACGCGCAAGCCCAAGGAAGACGGGGTTAAGATGGTTTTCATGCCTGTTTGATTTGCCACGCACGCTCGGTTTCCACGCCTTGCGCCCGCTTTTTGCGAAATGGCGTCAACTCATGGTGGAAGCAAGAGAAAACAGAGTGCCTTGCGCCTTCAGGTTCCGAAGGTTGGCCGCAGCCTGCTCAGCGTATGACTTCTTGAGTTCGGAACCAACAAACCGCCGACCCATGGAGATTGCTGCATAACCCTCGGATCCGATGCCGGTGAACGGAGAGAAAACCAAGTCGTTCGGATTGCTCCAAAGCTCAATTGCCCTTTCGATCACGTCCAGTTGCAGCGGACAGATATGCTTTTCGTCGGCTTGCTCGCGGGCAACTTCTCCATTGAGAACGCGCCCTTGGTCAACGGTCATCCACACGGGCGAAGCGACCTCCTGCCACCAGTCCACCGGATACTTTGCGGGATCCTTTGTGACCGGCGTCACGCAATCGCCTGGAGCGCGAAAGACGAGAAGGTAGTCGGCGCATCCGACGCGGGAATCGGAACTGTCCGCCTTCAGAGTCTTGTAGAGAAGCCCGTGCGCTTTGGTTCTCTGCATCTCCGTGACGGGCGATTTCCAGATGCAGATTCGGGAATGGAAAAGGAAACCTTCCTTCCAGAATGCGCGAATAATTTCGCCGCTGAAGTCTTGGAATTGAATGCTTCCATGCTTCCATTTGGTCGAAAGCAGGTCCACGCAATGCACGGCGACCTCTCTGCCTGGTTGCATGATTCGCCGGATTTCTTTGATGAGGATCGCAAAGTGATCCATGAATTCCGCCATCGTGGAACAGTTACCCATGTCCTGCGGATCGGATGAGTATGTGAACAGGTCGGCAAACGGTGGAGAGAAGACCGAGAATCCCACGGAGTGATCCTCTATCTTTCGGCGGGCAACGCGCACGCAATCGCCGTGATGCACGGTCCACCCTTCTCCGGTTGTTGTCGTGATGTCCACCTTTGCATTAACGGTCTCGTCTTTGGCAAAGCTGAGTTCCTTGGCTGCCTGCTTCATGTTTTCCTGCATGGCTTTGTGCTGTTCGATCTTGGTTTCTACGGCGCGAAGGATCGCGCCCTCCGTCTGCGCTTGGATGATGTATGCGTTGACTTCTTTCGTTTGCCCGAATCGGTAAGAGCGCCGAAGCGCTTGGTAAAAGTCCTCGAAGGAATAAGACAGGCCAACAAAGGCGACGTTGCGACAATGCTGCCAGTTGAGCCCGAATCCGGCGATTGACGGCTTGGTGATGATTGCCCGCGCCCGGCCCTCCGAAAAGTCTGCCAATAGCTTTTGCTTCCGTTCCGGCGTGTCACTTCCACGAACCTCGATTGCATCCGGAATGCGCTCAACAAGCGCGTCCGCTTCGTCGTTGGTATTGCACCAAATAACCCAAGGCTCCGCGCTATGGTTGACCAGTTTCGCAACCTCGTCAGCGCGGGCGCCCGACGTAAGCCGCATTTCTTTGTGCATTGTCGTCGCGGAAAGGGTTGCGATCCGGAACAGGTCTTCGCCCGTGTCGGTGGACTCGTCAACGGAGACGGTCACGGTCTCCATGTTGAGCTTCGGCAGAATGTACCCGTCGTCTGGAAAGCCGATGTCGGAAGGCTTGGAAATGCACGCGGCCCAACTAGACAGCCACTTCCAAAACTCGCGTTCGGCGTGCTTTTTCAGCCGCCAATCGCCCGTGTTGAACGTGTCGTTGATGAAGTACGTCGCCAGCATCTGCGCCGGTGTGCAGACCCCAAGGAAGTCGGCGTGCTGACCTAGCTCTGTGTAGTCGTTCGGGCTTGGCGTTGCCGTACAAGCGAGGCGATACGGAGTCCGAGAAAACGCGGCGGTGAGTTCCTTTCGCGTCTTTCCTGTGAACGATTTCAGAATCGAACTCTCGTCGAGCACGACTCCGGCAAAGTCCTCCGCGCTGAACTTTTCCAGCTTCTCGTAGTTGGTAATCCAGACGCCAGGTCCAGTGATGTCGTCTTGAGACGTTGCCACGCAAGCCGGAATCCCAAACTTGACGGACTCAAGCTGCGTCTGTCTGGCAACGGCAAGCGGGGTCAGGATCAGCACCGATCCGCCTGTTTTTCGGCTGACTTGGTGCGCCCACTCAAGTTGCTGGGCTGTCTTGCCTAGTCCGCAGTCCTCAAACAAGGCGCATCGGCCTTTGCGGATTGCCCACTCGACAATTCGCTTCTGCCACGGAAACAGCGGCGCCGTGATCTCGTAAGGCTCAAAGCCGTGACTGCCGACCATCTTTCTTTTTCCTGCGATGAACTCATCGTAATCGGTCATGCTTCCTTTCTATTTGCTCATGGTTTCAAACTTCGCTTCAAACTCCGCCTTGGTGCGGACGTAGAACTTCAGCCCCCGCGTGTAGATCACGCACTCTTTCCGGATCTCGCCAATGCGGAACTGGGCTTCGCTGACGAACTCAACCGTGACGTGGGGATGCTCGCGGTTGCGGTAGAGCCTAGAGTCTTTTGCCATTGTGGATCCGGAAGTTGTCAACGGCGAAGCTGCCGTCCTTGGACACGGTGACGGTTGCGGCTCCAGGGTTCCAGCGGTTCACCGGAGCGTATTGCGGGTGTGGATCGCAGAGCATTCCAGTGGACCAACAAGTGATGATCTTCCCGCCTAGCGTCGTCTCGGTATGCTCGGACGTGCGGTGCAGATGCCCGACCATCAGCGATTCCAGAGCCCGCAAGAATGCGCCGCGAGCGGGATTGACAGGAGTCGCAAGCCCCTTTGGCAGCTCATGGCCGTGAAGTGTGGCGAGCTTGCCAAGGAGGACGATGCGCTTGTCTCCAATGACCTCGACTCGGTGCTTGTCGGCGTGGATCAGCGAAGAGAATGACGTGGCGTCGATGCCAAAAAGCTCAGGACATCGGTGCCAAATGTAGTGCCAGAAACGCTCTTCGTGGTTGCCGAGCTTGAGGACAATTCGCGCCTTTTGAAAGAGTGATCGAAGAGCCGCAAGGAACTGGCGCAAGGATGCAATCTCGCCCTTGAAATCGCGCACGTCAGGATCTGTGACCCATCGGCTAATGGCGTAGAAGTCGCACAAGTCGCCGTTGATGAAAATGATCGTTGGCTTGTACGCCTTGGCCTCGTTCAGCGCACAAGCTAGCGCGAGGTCGTCGTGATAAGGAACGTGGATGTCGGACATGACGAACACGCGTTCGGCTTTATCGCATAGCTGCACCGGCGTCCACGGCTTGGCCTTTGACTCCGGAACCGCTGGCGGCGGTCCAGAGGACGGATTGCGAGGTATCTGGATGAATTTGCGGTTAGCTCGGCCGGCTTCAGAAACATTGCGAATTGAGGCCCGCGCTGTCTCTTCTGTAAATCGCAATGGATGTTCAGCAGCCATCACGCGAGCCAACGTGCGTGTGCCGTGCCTTGGGAACCTCTGGATGTAATCGCGTGCAAGTTGAGCATTGGATGTTTTCATTCTGGGATTTTGATAAACAGCGTTTCGTTTGTGCGCCGAGCCGACCATTTGCGTGTCATGGTGCCGCCATTCTTCGCTTGGAATTTCTTAAACGCGGCGTCCACTTCTGCGGCTGTTGGAAACCGCTCGGGCTTTTTAGCCCTGCGGACGATCATGCTTCTCATTGGCTGTCCCTCCACATGATCCAGACCAACGCGGTGAGCGCGACGATGGATAGAAACGCTGCGACCATTGTGATGAGTTGGGTGGTGGTCATGGCTAGAAAGGCACATCGTCCATGGGTCCATCGTCGGCTTTCGGCGCATCGCTAGGTGCGGCGGATGGCGTCGCGGCTCGACCCCTCGGCGGCCCAATGAACGTGAACTGCTCCAGAGTCACGCCGAGCCGCGACCGCTCTTGTCCGGTCTGCTTGTCGGTCCATTTCTGGAGCGTCAATCGACCTTCAACCAACAGCGGAGAACCCTTGCCGACGTGATTGGCCAGCGTCTCGGCGGCTTTTCCGAAAACGTCGATGTCGATGAATGCGACCTCCTCGCGTTGCTGGCCGTCCTCGCCTTTCCATCGGCGGTTCGTTGCCAACGTTATGCGCCCGATGGCCGTTCCTTTCGGAGAATGCTTGAGTTCCAGATCGCGGGTCATGTTGCCCATTACGACAACCTTGTTGAATGAGGACATCAGGATTCCTTGGTGATGAATTGCGCGAGGTTGGCAGGCGAGTAGGAAGGCGGCTTGATGACCTTGCCGGCGCTGCTCTTGACGATGTAGAGGCCGTCTCCGCACGGCGTGACGGTGTGGTTTGTGGCGTAGTCGGTGTCTCCGTTTTTGGCGTCGTATGCCGCGAGGATTTCCGCCGCTTGGTCAACCTCCGCTTGGCTCCAACGCTTGCTCATGTTGGATCGGTGGACCTCGTGGAAAGCCTGGGACAGCGTGCCGACGTCGAATCCTGCCGCCACAGCGTCTCCAAGCGTCACGTACAGCTTGTCCGTCACGGCATCGAGGTAGTCCACAAGGCCCTCGGCGTCGCGAAGCTCCTTGTTCTCCTCGCGAGTCAGCGACCATCGGAACCGGCGTTCCTTCTTGTTGAGCATGGTCTGCTCGGTTGGCGTTGCTTGGCCCATGGTGGCCATAAATTGACGGACGAGTTCTAATTGGTGCATGGTGTTATTCGATGTGGTCGGTAATGTTGATGGTGGTCTGGTTCATGTAGCCCCAAGTCTTTGAGGCCGTGATTCGTACAACAAGGCTGTCGTCGGTCCAGATTCCGCTGTTGGTGATCGCGTCTTTGATGGCTTTTAGGATGTTGTCGAGGTCAGGTTTTGAGACGTGAGCAAAAGGCGCGGACAGCTTGACGTCTCCGTTGGATTTAATATGAGACTTCGGACGCTCGAAAGCGATGTCAGCTGACAGCCGGACAGGGCCGTCAAAAACGTGTCCGGATGCGGATGCGGCTGCGGCCGCAGCCTTTCTGACGGCTGCCTTGTAGTCGTTTGCCGTTCCCGGATCGTACATCCCGGCGTGGCGGCCACGGATGCACGCTCTCGGGCGAGGCTGGCCAACGGCTTTTTCGAAGACCACAAAAGAAATCGACTTCATTCCTTCACCCTTTCCAGAGACGCCGCGTTTTGCGCGGTCTCTGAAACGCCGGCAATCAGCGTTTCAAGTGTCGCGTCCAATTCTTTGCCCTTCTTTCCTGTCACGGCTTTGAGTTGCTTCTCCAACTTGCCGACCGTTACAGACACGGCGGGCATAAACGTTTCCTGTGATCCGCCGAGCGCCACGAATCGGCCGAAGACCGTCGCGGGATCGGTGATCGTCGTGCGCGTGGCGCCAGGCTTGAGCCGCCAGCCCGGAATGGACTCAGGATCCTCAGCGAGCGCCGCCTTTGCCAGCGTGCGGGCGTCCTCAATGATCCGTTCAGCGACCTTGGCGACGTCAAGGATGCGGGCAATCTGCTCGGGGTTGACCGACACGGACA